GGCTACGCCTACTACAACCTCACGGTTCGACGAGATCAGCTCGACTGTGGATTTGTGGGGACTTACGGGCAGACGTGGCCAGTTGTCGAGATACCCTGCCGAAAGGGTGAAACGATTCACTGGTACGCGTGGATTGATGGAGCTGCTCAGAACATCAAGGCGCACATCCGCTTTTACCCATACATCGGCTCTTAACGTTTGCTTCGGAGGTGCTTCTTATGAATAAGGATCTCCTCCGAGCATTCGGCAAGGCTTCGGCAATGAACGCTTTCCCGTCCAGTCAGAAGATTGACATTCCTGTAGTTGCCGATCAGTGGTGGAACGAGTACGTTGCTCCTGCCGATGGATTTGTTTTCGCCACGGGGAATACCCACAAGGGCGAGGTGAACGCAGCACTTGCAGAGATATCTTCTACTCTTAGTGGTTTTTCTAACCACATGTATGGCGGCGCTAGTGTGACGATACCCGTGAGAAAGGGCGAAACCGTGCGAATAGCCGTGAAAGGCGAACTCGGCGTCTACGCAGGATTCATTCCTGCGAAGGCCAGCACGTAGCCAATCTAAAAACAAATCAACAACGACTCCCTCGAGTGAAAGCTCGGGGGAGTTTTTTTGTGCGCGTGTGCTTGAAGTCTCGTTAGAGACTCAAGGCATGCGGGAGGTTATATGCCATACAGAGATTTAAGTGACGGGCAGATTTTGGCCGCCGCAGGTGGTTTTGCGACGATCTGCGGCTGGCTTTCTTATTTGCTCAAGGTTCAGGAAGGCAAGGCTTTCACCTGGCGAGAGTTCTTGCTTCATGGTGCGATCAGTGCTGTATGCGGGCTGATCAGCTACGAGGTGCTTTTTTACGAAGGGTTTCCGCCGCAGTTGTGTGGGGCCTTGAGCGGCATGGCTGGGTGGTGATCCGTCTTCTTGAGGTCGTTCTGCAGAAGCGCCTTGGTCTGGATAAGGAGGATTTGAAGTGAAGAATTTTGGCGAGTATTCGGCGGAAGTCGCGATGGACTTCATCGAGGCTTGGGAGGGCTGCCGCCTGCAGGCGTACAAGTGCCCCGCCGACATTTGGACAATCGGCGTCGGTCACACGAAGGACGTGACGGAGCATGACGAGATCACCTACGAGCAGAGCCGTGAGCTCCTGCGCAAGGACATCGAGGCCGTGGTCAAGGCCCTTGCGCCGTTCGTGAATGTGCACGTGACTGAGGGCCAGTACGTCGCGCTCGTTAGCCTTGCGTTCAACGTGGGCGCGTCCTACGTCGTGCACAACTGCCCGAGGCTCATGAGGGCCCTCAATGCAGGCGACGTCGAGCAGGCCGCGCATCAGTTCCTCGACATCACGAAGGCGGGCGGCAAGGAGCTTCCGGGGCTCGCCCGCCGCCGCAAGTCCGAAGCGAAGCTTTTCCTTGGGGAGGACTGAGATGGTCTACTTGCGTTGGCTTCTTTCGATGCCTCTGAGCTACCTGATGCTTCTCGTCGGCTTGATCCTCGCGCCCGTTCTTCCGTTCTTCGTGGACAAGGAAACGCACCGTCTGCCGAAATGGCTCGATTGGTTCGCCACTGACGACAACGACGCAGACGGCGACGAGGGCCACTGGCAACGATGGCCGGGGACGGATGCCTGGGCGACGTACAAACGTCGAGTCGCGTGGATGTGGCGCAATACATGCTACGGCTTCGACATCAATGTGCTCGGGGTCGAGGTGCGCTCGAGCGACTCGTGGGAGGTGACTGGCGATGAGAATGCCTCCGACACGAACGGCGTGTCAGGCACGTGCCGCAGGCGTTGCCGCCGCGATGGGAAGCTCATCGCGTTCCAGCTGTACTACATCAAGCACTACAGGTTGCTCGGCAGGCCGTGCTGTGTGCGGATCAACGTGGGTTGGAAGCTGTGGGGATCCCGAGACAAGAAGGCACAGTACGTCGGTATTTACCTGAATCCCGTGAAGGGATGGAAGCTGTGAGCTAGACGCCACAGAAATGAAAAGCCGCTCAGGGGCGGAATCCTGAACGGCTCGTAAGACCCAAAACGCGAAAGGTGTCTATGGGAGATATTTTACCAAATTTGATAGCCGCACTGCGGCTTGGAGAGCTGATGATGGAAGAGGAACTGACGTGGCAGGCTGTCGGGATGTACGTCGTTTTCTTGGCGCTCGGGGGCGTAGCGATTGCGTGGGGAATGGCGAAGGCAGTCAAGGCGTGGCGTGACGCGTTGAAATGATGAGGAAACGAGATGGCTTCTTGGATGAAGGCGGCGGGTTCTGTAGCCGCAGGCGTCGGGATCTTCGTCGCGGGCTACCAGTATGCCGCCGCCCTGTACGGGCAGGACATCGCTGAACTGCGTGAGGACTACGCCACTCGTGCGCAGGCCCTTGAGGCCAAGTATCGTGAGAAGGAGAGAACCTATGCACAGAGCCTGGTTGAAGCGTGGGAGGTGCGCGATGCCGCACTGGCTCGCGCTAGTGACTTGTCTGGCGACCTTGACAGGGTGCGCCGTGAGGCCGCCGCGGCCCGCAGTCGACTGTCCGCAGTCACCGCAGGTTCCTGCGGCGCTGAAAGAGAGCAGCTTGCCCGATGCGCAGACCTTGTCGAGCGAGGCGCAGAGCTGGTTCGACGAGGTGTCGACCTTTCTGAGCGAGTTGCGATAGACAAGGATGCGATCGCGAAGATCGTCAGCCAGTGACGAAGTTGTAGACGAACTTAGCCGAAAATTTAGACGAAGGGGTGGCGCCTAAATGGTCGAAATTGCCTTGCAATCATTCCGCCCCAACGGTTTGAGGATGGCGCCTATAAAAACTTCGTTAGACGAACATTTAGCCGAAGACCAAGTTACCAACGCTGGTAAAATGGTCGTAACAACACCGCGCAAGCCTAGGTAATTATGTAGAAGTCTACATAATTAAAAGGCTCACTCCGCGCGGTTTCCTATGCGGGCTACGATAGTACCTGCGCTCGACCATGAGGAGCGCCGAGAAATCCTGCCCACGAAAATGCCCCACTTACCATTGATCGGTAGGTGGGGCGCCTTTTTTTGTATGCGTCTATTTGTTGAGTCTATCGACAAAGCTTTCAACAGACGGTCGGTAGTAGCGCATTAGCATCTTTAAGTTCTTGTGTCCTGTTTGTCGAGCGAGACTCATCACGTCCAGTCGCGGCGCACCGTCTGGTCCTGGGGATGCCGCCCACGTGCAGAAAGTCGCTCTCCCATCGTGAAAATTCAACCCTTGTTTTATGAGGCGGCCTTCTGAGTCGCGCACTTCCTGCAAGCCGGCTTTGTCTCGGATCTTTCGCCAGAGTGCATCTCGAATGCCGTCAGACATGTCGAAAATGTGCGGCTCAAAGCCGAGAGACATGACGCTTTTTAAGATGTCCATCGAACGGTTATTGAGTGCGATCGTTCGCGTGGTGCGAGTTTTAGCCGCTTCTGCGGGAATCTTCAATGTACGTCCGTGGATCCAAGTCCTTTCAATGCGCATCATCTCACCGGCTCTCATGCCGGTGCAGCAGGCCAGAATGAAGGCCGCTGCCACTCTCTGAGTTTTGGTTACTGGTGGCGTACCTTCCTCCCATCCGGCTACAAGTTTGATCGCCTCGATCTCTTCATCAGAAGCAATGCGCTCTCTGTGCTCATTCTCTTGTGGCCTCTCGATGCCGTGGCACGGGTTCTTTGCGATCAGTTGGCGCTTGACTGCCCATGAAAAGAAAGCCGACAAGGTCTGAAGCTGCCTGGCGATCGTGCTTTCTTCTACGAGTCGTCCAGTACGCCTCGAAGGAATCGTGCGACGGCGCTCGATCCACGCTTCAACGTCTTTTGATGTGACGGAGTGAATGGGAATTGATGAGATAGGATCTTCGAGGAAGCAGCCGATCACTGCGCTTTCGTGTCTCGTGTGGCCACGGCGCATCGTGACTTCTTCTCGATATGTGATGAGGTGATCGCTCACATGATTGTGAGCTTCTGGGACCAGACCGACGGAAAAATCAGACTCTACTTGAGCGATCCAACGTTTAGCGTCGGCGAGTTTTTTGAAGGTTTTTGTTCGGCGAATGCCGTTTGAGCAAGTCTGTGCTTGGTAGCCTGTCGGGCGCTTTGTGATGCTTCCCATTGTGGTCTCCGCTGTAAGTGCGCTGTAAATCTGCTGTAAAGCTACGCCTTCTTGCTACGTATGACACACAATATCTTGTGTTTACTACCTCAAGCTAACCCAAAATATAGTATGGGTGGTGCGGGGAATCGGACTCGAACCGACACGCCTCAACGGCGTCAGGACCTAAACCTGGTGCGTCTACCAATTTCGCCATCCCCGCACGAACAACGCATTCTACAGGAATTCAGGGCGCGGATGTCCTGACCTTGAGCCTGATGGCGTGTCATTCGGCGGGAGCGCCCGTCCTGCTTGCATCGTAGACCTCGAGACGGGCGCGGTTGTACTCGGCCCAGGTCATGGCGCCCTTGAGAAGCGAGGACTGCAGGGCGGAGATTTTTGGATCGACCATTTCACGGGAATGGCGCGCAAGCTTGATGAGGTGGGCGTCTCCCGAGGAGATCATCAGGCTGCGGGTGTCCTCGTTGAGCTTGTGCAGGCTTGCAAAGACGCGCTCAGCGACGCGTCGCGCCTCCGGGGTGATGCGCGAGCCGTCCTTGAGGTGAGCTTCCGTCATGCCCGAGGGCAGGCAGGGCGTCTTCGCATAGTAAGGACGGTTTGCTGGCGAGGTGCAGATGGCGCGTATGTCCCTTGACACCTGAGCGATCCTCTCGTTGTAGAGTTCGTTGTCGGTGGTCTTTGCAAAGCGTTCTGCGGTCGTGTGACGGCGGGTACTCGTGACTTCCTGTTGCGTCCCCGCATCAGTGTTCGTCCCCCTGGGCGCAGTTGCGCAGCCTGCAAGAAGGGAGAGCATGGCGAAGGAGATGGTCAGAAGGGAAAGACGGGACCGCATGGTTCTGAAGGCAGGAGGAAGATGAGGGCCGGCGCAGGCCGGATTGAACGGGAGAAAAATTCTAGCAAGCTCGAAAGAGCCTCGTCGCAGGAATTGTAAGCAATTGGCCGTGCGGATGCGGAGGAAGGCGTCTCCTGCACAAGAGGAGGACGGCGCCTGAATCGAGGCCGAATTCAGTGCGGGGAGCGGGTTTCCCGCAGGAACCCGTTGAAACAACAGCTGAATTTCTCCGCTATAATTAAAAAATTCAGGTCCGCCGACATCAGAAGCCGGCGGATGCTCTTTTTATAGAAGAGAACGAACGACGGTCCGCCGCATGCGGGTGCGCTTCGCTCTGGAAAGGATTTTTCACGCGGTCCGTTCTGCAAAGGGACGGATCTCTTCCACAAATTCCGCCGCGCGTCAAGCGGGCGGACTTTTATAAAGACTACTGCGATGACTGAACAAGAAACCGTCAAGACCGAAGAGGTCGCCAAGGTCAACCCGCTCGAACGCACGCTCGATCTGGTCGTTTCCTACGCTTCCGCTGAAGAACTCACCGAAAAGGCCCTGAAGAACTACGGCAAGAACGCCAAGCTCCCGGGCTTCCGCAAG